CTTTGCCCGGACCGCTGCCTATGTCGAGCGTGCGGCCCTGCAGATACGGGACGACCAGCGGGGCGATCTTCGCCGCCTGGCATTCGCCCCAGCCACCGGGATTAAACGTCATACGGAGTTGGCGATGTCCCGCGTAATGGCGAGATAGTCGATCGGTTTCTTAAGTGGCTGACAGGTGCGCTCGCTCACCATCTTGGCGATGGCTTGCTGGGCCGAGTCGATCTGCTCCCGCGTGCGCAGATCAACCGGTTGCCACTGTGCCTGACCAAGCTGATTGAAACTGATTTGATAAGCGCCCTGGCCAAGTGATGGCAGGCCGAGTTGCTGCTGATATGCGGCCTGCTGCCATTGCAGCAAGCCGTCGCGGTTCAATTGATTGCTTAGCATGCGTCTATTTATACGACGCGATCAGTTGCTGGCGTGCGCCAACACCTTAATTAGCGATCCGCCGAAATTCGACAAAAGGCTGCTGATGATGGTTCCGCTGACCCAGGCGATGCCGATAACCACCTTCAATTGAGCTTGGTAGCCGGCGAGGATCTTGTCGGTCGCCGCCTGCGCGATCTCTAACTTGTCGCAGCGTTCGTCGATCTCGCCCATCATTTCGTGAATCCGACCGAAGCGTTCATGTAAAGTCTTGCGGTACTCGGCCAGCCCGGCGCCGACCTCGCTGAACGAGGTCATGCGTTCGCCGATTTTCTTCAATTCTTCCAACATGTGACTGTTGGTCGCGGTTTGCTGGGCTGCAAAATTTCTTAGTTCGCCGATAACCTGACTAAGCTCGGAGATGTCAGACGACGCGCGACCCGACAGCGCGGCGTTCATTCATCAGTACATCCCACCGAGATCATTGCTGCCGCCACCTGCCATTTCGGCTTGGCCGCCGCCCGCTTCCGAGGCCCCGCCGCCGACACCGCCACCTTCGGCGCCACCTGTCACGTTGAGCGACGCGCCCTGATCGCCGCCGCCGCCCGTAGCTGCGGTTGCCGCGGGTTGGGCCGCGGCCGGTGCGCCGGCGCCTGGCACCGACGTATTGTAGTTGAAGGGATTGGAATTGATTGCGCCCTGGCGCGTGATCGCCGAGGCATTCGACATGCCACCGATCGGCGGTGGGCTGAACGGATTGAATCCGCCAAAGGTCGGCTGCCCCGGCTGCTGCATATAGGCCAGCGGATTGGTCAGCATCGGGTTTTGCTGCATCGGCATGCCAAACTGCAGCGGCATGCCGCCGTATCCCATCTGCGTCTGCGGCAGCGCGCCATACGACGGCCCCATATACGGCATCATCGACTGCAGGCTGTCGCCGTAGGTGATTGGTGCGAGCCCTTGGATCGCGCTGGGCTGCATCTGTGGCATTCCGCTCGCATTCATGCCCGGCAGGTGCAGCTGCGGGATCGGCGGAAACATGCCGGCGTTGCTCGGCATCGACCCCGGCAACGGCGTCGGCTGGCCCCCGAGAAGGCCAGTCGCGAACGCGTTGTTGGCGAAGGGTGAGCCGAAGGGCAGCATGGCGGTTACTCTTTGCCCGCCAGAAACTTACGCGCCTGCGTCAGGTTGGTGAACGGCTCGTTATAGATTTCGAGTTGTTGGCGTATCCACTGCAGCTCTTCGACCGAGCCTTTCGGCGGCTTCGTGGTCGTCAGGGTCTCCGCATCGACCTCGACCGGATCGCCGAGCAGCGACCCATCGAGCCGAAACATGTACCCGTCCTGCACGTAGCGCACGCCGGGAAACTCCGTCTCGCCGCCAAACACCTCGCCATAAGGCCGATTCTTGTTAAGTCTGAGCCTCACAGGTAGCCTTTGCCCCGCTTGTCGCCGACGCCAACGCCGTACGACATATAGCCACGCCGCAGATCGGCGTCCTGAGCATAGCCGAGATACATGTCATAACCGGCATCGAAGCTGGTCAGGCCAACGTCGATCGCGTTACCGACCGAATGGCTGGTATCGGTCTTGGTGGTGCCTTCGACCGCACCGCCGCGCGCCGCCCGCTCTGGATTTCTGATCATCGATCACTCTCCATAAGAAAAGGGACAAGCCCTTGCGGGCTTGTCAGTTTAGTCGGCGTCCTTACCGGACCGCTTGCTATTGCCGCCACCCGGGCTTAGGTGCGCCTTCGGACCAGTCGTCCGGCCACCGTCACCAAAGTGTGCGGTATACGGCGAAAAGCCCACACCACCGCTGTTGTCGCGGGGAAGCAGGTTATCGTCGTCAATGAGCCGTGGGCTCATCTCTGCTGCATCACGTGCCATTTCTTTATCCTCTGTCTCGGGCGATATGGGGGCGTACTAGGAACCCCTTGCTGCGCCGGTTGCGATTGCGGAACTCAAAGTCCGACTCCATTGCCTCCTGATTGCCCTGGCCCACGTCGCCAGGCACGCTCGGCAATGATGCGCGATCTTTGTAGTTTTCCATCTGGTAAGCGGGGTTGCGGGTCACCAACGGCTTACAGTAGCCGCGCTTCAGATCCTCGACATCGGCGCCGTAACCGGCCTCGAAGCGAACATCGTCAGGCGGGCTGAACGGCTGCTCGGACGGGCAGTAGCCGCCAAGCATGCCGCGATCGCCGTAGATGCTGTCGCGATCGGACTCGGGAACGGGACGATAGTCGTCCCGCTCTTCGTCCGGGCCACCGCTGATGCTGATGATCATCGGTGACATCAGCTTAGGTCCAAGTACCCAACGGATCGATGTTGGCTTCAACCGTGACATTCGCGACACCTGTCGCGTCGGTGCCATTCTTCATGTAAAGAACGGAACCGGCTTTGATCGTCGTGTTCATGTCCGGTGTCGTCGCCACAACGCCAGCGGCGGATGATCCAAGCGCCGTGATCGCCTGAATCGTGGTCGTGCCGGTTGACGTCGTCAGCGTGAAGCCAGCGCCCGAGCCAAAGCCCGAAATCGCCGTTCCCACGCAGAGGAAGATGACCCCGTTGCCGGTGGTTGCCGACGTGCCCGCCGTGCGGACCGTCAAGCTCGCCTTCCGCAGCCGCATGTCGGACAGGAAGCTGAATCCCCCCGACGTGCCGTTCGCACCCGCAGTCGTGTTGCCGAGCTGGATTTGCTGGCGAACAATATAACTCGGGTGGTCGTAATTTCCTTGAGGCATTATTCTTCTCCCTTACGCCGCCGAGTCCCATTTGACGATGCGAGTCTGCAGAGCCTGTGTCTGCGTGAGTGCGAAGCCGCCCAGGTAATACCAGGCGATTCCTTTGGCTCGACCATAGTCAGATGGAATTTTACCACGGATTTCTTCCGGCACGACAAGTGCTTCCGCAACTGTGTCTTCGCCGAAGAAAAATACCCAGTCCGACAACGCGTTGGTCCAAGTCGTGAACGACGAGGAGCTTGAATAGTTGCCGGAACCACTGTAGTTACCGTGCGGTATGTTGGTTTGTTCGATGAAGCGAACCCCTTCATATTTGCCGATTTCGCCATTCATTATCATGCCGAAACCTTCTTCGCGATACTGATAGACCGCTTCGAGGCTGTTTTTCATCGGACGCCAGGTCGTCGGCCACGCGATGCCGAAGTACTCATCCCCCATGTAGGGCGGGATGTTGCGCTCTTTCATCACGTCAACGACTGACTTGATATGCAGGTTCGACAGCGCCACGCTGTTGGTCAACGTAGCCGTGCCGTTCGTGGTCAGAGTGACGGCAATGGTAGACGTGCCGGCTGAGGCAGCACCAGACGGTACAACGCGAAGCTGGCACTGGTTGAACTGATACCATGCCTGGCCGTCGAGGGCCTTCTTGGCGTCGTTCTTCAGTACCTTGGCGATGATTTCCTGCACCGGGTGCTTGCTCAAGTTGTCGAGCAGTCCAGTGTAAGGCACGCTATTGCCAAGCTCGGTCACCGTGCCGGTGCCCTGCGCAATCGAAAAGTTCGTCTCTTGCATAGTGTTGGTTTCCACCAGCACCGTGCCACCTGTAGCTACATCATTGTATACATTCCAGGTGAAAATCTGGCCCTTATGCAGCCCTTTGTCCGTGAAGTCTTTGGCATCACAAAACTGGCGGAACTTGCACAATGGCTGGACGGCTGTGCGGAGGATGTCGCTCAACTCAAGGCTGTACATATAGCCGCCGAGCGAGTTTACCCCCCAAAGATTTCCTGCCATGATGTTTCCTTTACATCATACTGACCTGACCGCGTGCCCTCCGCATTTGGTCCACGATTTCGCTGTTGGTCGGTGCTCGTGGGGTCGCTGGTGTGGGTGCGCGTCGGTCTATCTGGGTTATGGTTTTTGGGGCCGCTCGCTTGCGCTCAACGACGTCAGCTCTTGCTGACGCAACTGGCGCCGCCTGAGGGGCGGGTTGTTTCGTCTCATCGCTGTTTGGCCGAGGCAGATTCAGTGCGTCTAACACTAAGTTTCCAGCCTCCCTGAACACTTCGATGTCTGATTTATTTATGCCGGCTACAGCGTTGCGCTGTCGGATGGCATCGACGTTGAGTCGCGCCAACATGGTGCGTTGCGGATCGTTGAAGATCGTGTCGCCATACTCGCGCCGGATCAGCTCTTGATCGCGCGCGAACTGCGCCTGCTGCTGCGCTACCGCGGCGGCCTGCTGAATGATCGCATTTTGATCGACGTGCGGCGCCTGTGGCACGCGTGAGACGACGTGCGTGACAAGCTGCGTCAATGCATCAGCCCCGTCGTCCTCGGCGCCGTATTGGATCTTCCGCACCGTCGCGCGCACCAATTCCGGATCGACAAGCGGCTGCTGTTGCTGCTGAGCCGGCTGGTACTGCGGCTGCGGTGCCGGTTGCTGATATTGGTATTGATGGAGCGCGGCGTTCGCCAGCATCCCCATGCGCGCAAGTTCTTCGTATTGGGCGTCCGTGACTTCCCACTCACGGCCGTCGAATGTGACTTTGCGCATCGCCGGTGCGTTGGGCTCCGGCTCGGAGGCGGCCTGTGCGGGCGCCTCAGCGGGCGCTGGCGGGGCGTCTTCCTCGGGCGGGTCGTTGTACATGTCGAATGACAACCCCGCCTGACGGGCATCCTCGTCGTATTCGCGACCCTTTGCGATCTCGGCCTGGCGACGCTCTTCCGCGCGCTCGGCGATCGCCCGCATCGTCAGTTCGCGTTCGCTCGGCTGATGTTCGGTTTGGGTTTCTTCGACGGGGGTTTCGATGTGAAGGCTTTCGGGCACTTCCAAATCAGGCATCAAGTTGTTCCTCAGTTCTCAAATCGTGTTCGGCGTAGGCGCCCCGGCGCATGATCGCGTCCAGCACGCCCCTGATGTACGTGAGCGTCCGTATCCGAACCTGGTGCAGCGCAATGGCCTGCACGTCCGCCGGACTGACCTCGACGATGTCGCGCATGGCTTGTTCGGCGTCGGCGCGCACCGCATCCATCAGGCTCCGGATCGTGACGTTGTCGCGTAGGTCGGTTTCGACCGCGATGGCCTGCGCCAGCATGGCGAACCGCGTGTCACGCGATCGCGCTTGCTCGACGACGTCGTCCGGTAGCTCGTTGTGCATCAGTTATTTAGGCGGGCGGGGAATCGCAGAGGCGCGATGAGGTGAGCCCTACGCCGGCGAAGCCGGCTTCAACACATGTGAGTCCCATTATACAGCCCATAAGGGCCGTATATTCTGTACAGAATTTTTATTGTCTTAAATCGCTATAGATTGGAATCGGTAAATTTGGCCCAAGTGCGACAGCCAAACC